CTCGAACAAGCTGCGTAACTTTGTGGTTAAAGCCGCTGCCTCTGGCACTGGCGCAACCTTCAACGTGACCGTCAGCCCCGCAGTCATCACCGCTGGTCAATTCCAGAACGTGACGATTCCGAGCACATCTGCTACGGCTACCGTTAACTTCTTTAACAAGACGGGTACGGTTTCTCCGCAGAACATCATCATGCACCGCAATGCGTTTACGCTGGCAGTGGCTGATCTGGAACTGCCGGAAGGTGTGCATTTCGCCGGTCGCGCTTCCGACAAGGAAATCGGCCTGTCGATGCGTGTGGTTCGCCAGTACACGATCAACAACGACTCGATCCCGACCCGTCTGGACGTATTGTACGGTTGGGCTCCGTTGTACCCCGAACTCGCTTGCCGTGTTGCAGCTTAATTGAAAGGGAATAGATCATGGCTTTGTCTCCTACTACCTACACCAACAACGGCCCTGCCGTTACCACCAGCCCCCACTATCTGATCGATGGTGACAGCACTGACGGAACCGCAATCGCCCCCAACGGCGGTCTGGTTTCCTTCTTTGGTGCTACGGGTTCGACCCAACCTACCGCTACTGGTAACGTTACCACCTCTGCTGCTGGTTCCACCACGGCTGTCTATGTGAACACCACGTTCACTGGCGGCTCTGGTTCGACCGCTTACACGGTTGGCGACATTGTCAAAGCGCTGAAGGCTTTGGGTCTTATCGCTGCTTAATCAGCCGCGATGAAGCAGAAAAGCCGCCTCTCAAAAAGGGGTGGCTTTTTCTCTTTTTCTGGTTAAAATCAATTTATCTCTAAGGAGAAATCATGGCTCTGCAAACCACCGTTTTGCGTGGAAACATCCTTAATTCGTTCATTATGGGTGTTTCTGTCACCGCAACGACTGTTGCCACCTCTGGCGCATCCAAGAACGTTACCGTCCCAGGTCTGCAAGTTGGCGATGCCGTTCATGTAACTTTACCTGCTGCTCAAACCACGGGTGTTGGCATTGCCAATGCTTACGTTTCGGCTGCTGACACGCTGACGATTCAATTCATCAACGCTACGGGTTCCTCGGCCTCCGCTGCCGCTGGTACTTACACCGTTGTGGTTGACCGCGCAGAATCGTTGCCGTTGGCCTCCAACGCTGTCTAAAATGGCATCGTCTACAGTCCAGCGTAATGCAGGGGTTACAGTAGCCCTTGCAGTCACGGCCTCGGCTCACGCCAACGTTGTGATTAACGACAGCACCAACGATCAGGTGAACTACACCAGTTTTTTGAATGCTGGAACCAAGCCGTGTGCGATTCGTTGGGGTACAACTGACAGCAATGTCGGAACCCCGGTGTTTCCTACGGATGGCACAAACGGCGACTTTGTTCTTCCTGGGAACATGGTTATGCCGTTGATCCTTGCGACCCCGACAACTCCCTACTATTTGTCGGCGATTTGTGGCGGTAGTGACACTACTACCCTGTATGTAACTCCCGCAGCAGACCAATCGTAAGAATATGGCCGACCCCGCACAAATAAATGACCAGAATCTGTTACCAGTACAGGCATATTTTGCTGTTGACGGTACTTTTCAGACGTTTATTGGGCAGGGTCAGCCATTCTATGCAACAGTAAATCCGAGCCAATCTGGTTTACACATCACCAATAGCACGATTGACAGCACGACAATCGGCGCGACTACTCCCTCAACGGGGATTTTTACCAATATCGCAACAACTACGGGAACAATCTCAACAACTCCCGTATCTGCCGCTGACATAGCCAATAAGTTTTATGTTGATACGGTGGCGCAGGGGCTTGGGCCGAAAGCTGCGTGTAAGGTTGCAACGACTGTAAACATCACTTTGTCTGGATTGCAGACGATTGATACTTACACCACTCTGTCAGGCGACAGGGTATTGGTAAAAAATCAGTCAACATCCTCTGAAAACGGCATTTATATAGCATCTAGCGGGGCTTGGACGCGTGCAGTTGACATGGATGTATGGTCAGAGGTTCCTGGCGCTTACACGGTCATTTTGAACGGTGGACAGGCTGATACAGGTTGGGTTTGTACGGCGGCAGATACCGGGACGATTGGCGTTACGGCTATGCCTTGGGTTTTGTTCTCAAGTTCTGCGACATATACCGCAGGAACCGGACTGACCCTGTTTGCAAACCAATTCAGCATCACAAATACAGGCGTAACTGCTGGAACTTACGGTTCCGCATCGTCTGTTCCTGCTTTGATTGTCAATGCCCAGGGTCAACTGACTTTTGCGACCAGCACTTCTATTGCGATTGATGCCTCGCAAATTACCTCGGGGACGATCAACACAGCGCGTGTTTCGGGTGTTTACAACGGAATTACGGGCGTTGGGACGCTGACCGCAGGAACTTGGAACGCAAACACAATTGGCGTTGCTTATGGCGGCACAGGGGCTACAACTCTGACGGGATACGTCAAGGGAAGCGGAACGGCTGCGTTTACGGCTTCTACGACTGTTCCGACTACCGATCTAAGCGGCACGATCACGAATGCACAGCTTGCTAACAGCACGATTTCGGGTGTTTCGCTTGGGTCTAATCTGTTCAACCTGACGTTTGGTTCAGGGATTACAGCTTCAACATCGACTTATAACGGGTCTGCTGCGGTCACAATCTCCAACGCTGCCCCGATGGTTTATCCGGGGGCCGGGATTCCGTTGTCTACTGGATCGGCATGGGGAACGTCATACGGGACGTCAGGCTCTGGAAGCGTTGCGCTCACGACTAGCGCTCTTTTGAGCACTCCCACGCTTTCTGGCGCAAAGGTTGATAACGCCGCCCCTTATATTGATTTCACGGCAAGTGCAACGCCTTCAACGCTAAGTGGTCGGCTCTGGTACAGCAATGCGACAGATTCTTTGTCTTATTTTAACACCTACAATTACCGTGTTGATATTGGGCAACAAGTTGATTTGATTGCTTACAACAGCACAGGATCAACGATTCCTGCCGGGTCTGTTGTCTATATTAACGGGCAGCATTCTCAGCAACCCCAAATTGCTCTGGCTCAGGGCAATTCCCTAACCACAGCAAACGCAATCGGTATAACCGGACAGTCAATCTCCAACAACTCCAACGGAACGGTTGTCGTGTTGGGGCAGCTTTCCAACGTTGATACATCGGCTTTCACGGCTGGCGACACGCTGTATATCAGCACCTCAACGCCTGGTGGAATCACAAACGTAGCGCCGACAAGCCCAAACTATGCTGTTCGCGTTGGATTCTGCGTGTATTCCAACCCGTCCCAGGGCGTCATTTACGTTTCTGTCCGTAACGTTTATGTGGCGACCAACAACATTGTGGGTCAAGTGCCAATCGCAAACGGGGGTACAAATGGAACCGCTACTCCTACTGCTGGTGCTGTTGCCTATGGGTCTGGTACTGCTTACGCATTTACTGGTGCTGGAACTTCTGGGCAAGTTCTGACCTCTAATGGCTCAAGCGCCCCGACCTGGACAACTCCGACCGCTTACGCAACGGTCACGGACGATACGACCACCAATGCCACTCGATATCCGCTGTTTGCGGCGTCAACGGCTGGAAACCTAACGACAGAATACGTCAGTTCGACTAAGTTCCAATTCAACCCCTCTACGGGCGTTTTGACCTCTACATCCTTCAGCGGGGCGGGAACTGGACTGACCGGAACCGCGTCTGGTCTGTCAATCGGCGGGACTGCACTGAACGTGACGGGAACGGTTGCAGTTGCCAACGGTGGAACGGGAGTTACGACTCTGACGGGTTTGGCATACGGTAACGGAACATCTGCGTTTACTGTTGCTACTGCCGCCCAGGTTGTCGCGGTGATTAACACGACTGCCGTGACAAACGCGACAAATGCGACAAACACAGCAATTACCGATGACACCACCACAAACGCCACGGTTTATCCGACTTGGGTAACGTCAACAACGGGGAATCTGCCGCAAAAGACTTCCTCTACCAAACTGTCATTCAATCCCTCGACAGGGGCATTGTCTGTCAGTAACAAAATCATCATTGCGCCATAAGGAAACGATATGGGAACTTTAGTTTTTCAGGCAAACTTGGGTGGGGCTGTAAACCTTAACGGCCCTAATATTGCCACCACTGTTAACTTAACGCTCCCAAGCGCTGACGGTACTAGCGGCCAAGCTCTTGTAACCAATGGCTCTGGCGTTCTGTCGTTTTCCTCGTTTGTTTCTGCTGCTGCTGGTTCAAACACCCAGGTTCAATTCAATAGCGGTGGCGCATTTGCTGGATCGGCAAACCTGACATTTGACGGAACTACGCTGACTGCTTCTGGACTTTCTGGCCCTCATAATGGAACGGTTGGCGCAACAACTCCCAATACAGGGTCTTTTACGACTCTGACAGCCTCTAGCACGACAACGCTATCAGGCGGCACAGCCAACGGTGTTGCCTATCTCAATGGAAGCAAAGTAGTTACTACTGGTAGTGCGCTGACGTTTGATGGAAGTCAGTTAGGTATTGGGGGTTCTCCTACTCGCAAATTGTCCGTGATCGGCTCGGGCAATACTTACATGAACATAAACACAAGCGATAACACTTCGCTTGCTGGCATTTTGTTCGGCGGGACAAGTTCACCCTCCGATGGTCAAATCATTTATGACCTTACTGGCGTGTCAATGCGCTATCTGGTGGGCGGCTCCGAAGGTATGCGCCTGACCTCCACAGGTCTTGGCATTGGGACGAGTTCGCCTTCTACCAAGTTGCATGTCGTTGGAACAAGCCGCCTTAGCAACTCTGGTGCGGATGCGGTAGTTCAGGTTTATGGCCCTAACGGCTTTGGCGAGTATTTGGCCTTTGGGGTCCTTGGCTACGCAGCCAGCAGCAACACGCTTCAATACCGCTACGGCGCCACAAGCATGTCAGATGGGACGTTGGGCTTTGCAATGGATGCCTCCGGCAACCTCGGCTTGGGGGTTACTTCGTTTGGAACTTCTGCAGCAAAAGTCATTGGTCTTGCCAACGCCACAGCACCTACCAGCTCACCGGCTGGCATGGGTCAGCTTTATGTTGAAGGCGGTGCATTGAAATACCGTGGTTCTTCTGGAACAGTGACGACACTGGCAAACGCATGATTACGCAACAAGATATTGCTGACTGCTTTGAATACCGTGACGGGTATTTGTACTGGAAAGGCGTAAGCCATCCAAACAAACAACATTTGTTGGACAAACCTGCTGGCTCAATTCACAAAACAGGCTATCGTCACATTACTTGGCAAGGGAAACCGCAAAAAGCACATCGCTTGATTTTCATGTTGCATCACGGATATCTGCCGCCAGAGGTGGATCACATCAACGGCGACCGATCTGACAACAGAATTGAAAATTTAAGGGCGGCTAATCGAAGCGAAAACCAATGCAATCGTGGTGTGCTGGCAAACAATACTTCTGGTTATCCCGGAGTGTCTTGGCACAAGAAAAGCAAAGCATGGGTTGTTCGTGTAATGAAAAATGGCAAGTCCAATATGCTTGGCTATTTCAAAGATTTGGAACTTGCTGGACTTGTCGCAACTGAAGCTCGATCTCTTTATCATGGCAAATATGCCAAAGTTTAAAAGGAAACTGAAATGACCGACACCCTAACTTCTATTACCATGACATGGGACGTAACCGCTATGGACTGCTACCCGCAAGCTGACGGAGAAACAGACGTTGTATTTGTGGTGCATTGGAATTGCTCTGGGCAGCAAATAAGCGGCGGCAACACCTATACCGGCTCTGTGTATAGCACTTGTGCCGTTCCTGCCCCAACAGGTGGCGCTTTCACGCCCTACAACCAGCTTACCGAACAACAGGTGCTTGGCTGGATTTGGGCTAATGGCGTAGATAAAGCAGCAACGGAAGCTGCCGTACAACAGCAGATTGCCAACCAGATCAATCCTCCGGTGGTTACGCCGCCCCTGCCTTGGGCCTAAAAATGCCAACATACAAGTGGACGATCAAAGATATTCAAGCAGAGGATGGGCGCATAACCTCTGCCAAATATCACGTTATTGCAGAAGCTGATGACCTATCTGTAGAGACAGAGGGTAATTGGTTTTTTGATAGTCCTGCATCTGTTCCTTTTGACCAGGTAACAGAAGAAATGGTGATTGGCTGGATTGAAGGATTGTCTATGCGTGACGGGAAATGCGTCATAAAATCCCGCCTAGACGAGCAACTCCAAGCATTAGCAAGCCGTAAAGCGGTGATTGCTCCATGGCTTCCGCAGGTGTTCACTCCTGACCTATAAGGACACAAAATGACTCAGCCGATAGACATTATTAGCAGAGCCCTAAAAGACATCGGCGCATTGGAAGCAGGAGAGACACCGACCCCTGACGCAGCGCAGGATGCGTTCGATATGCTGAACGACATGATCGATCAGTGGAGCAACGAGAACATGATGGTGTTCAACGTGACCGAGATCATATTCCCGGTCATTGCTGGTCAGGTTCAGTACACCATTGGCCCAGACCCTAGCACCCAGAACTTTATTGGCGCATCATTTACCGGCTCAATCTCTGGAAACGTCCTGACGGTTACCGGCATCAACTCTGGTGCGGTTGCCCAAGGTCAGACTCTTAGCGGTACGGGTATTCAGGCAGGGACAAAGATCACCCAATTCTTGACCGGCGCAGGTGGTAACGTCAACGAGCAAGGGACGTATCAGGTCAACATCAACCAATCTGTTGCCTCGACCACGATCACCGCTTATTACCAAAAGCCGTTGCAGATCAATTCGGCTTTTGTGCGAATCAACACGACCTCTAACGGTCAGCCGATCATTTCTGGTGGCCTAGACTACCCAGTTGCGGTGTTGGCGCTAGAAGATTACGAAATGATTGGACTAAAGACGCTGAACGGCCCGTGGCCCAAGGCGATTTACTTCAATCCTGGTGAAGAATCGGGTAACTTGTTTGTGTGGCCTAACCCGTCACAAGGCGAAATGCACCTGTTTGCCAACACGATTTTCAGCCGCTACGAAACGATCAACGACACGATTCTGTTCCCGCAAGGCTATCAGATGGCCCTCAGATGGTGTTTGGCAGAGCGCCTAATGCCTATGTACGGCAAAGCCTCCGCAACGCAAATAGCGATGATCCAGCAATTCGCTGCCCAAGCTAAATCAACCATCAAGCGCAACAATATGGAGCCTATGCAGACTGCGAGATATCCGGATTCGCTGTTGGTGGGCCGAGCGAAAGATGCCGGTTGGATCCTTTCGGGAGGTTTCTTCCGCTGATTCTTTAGGTTGACAGATTATTCAGAAAGAATAAGATGAGCTTTTTAACAGGAGTTCATCATGGACATTCAACAAAAGCGGCAAAAAAATCGAGAGTATCAACAGGCGTATTACTGGCGTAAAAAGAATGGAGAAGGCCCACGCTCTCCTGGAAAGCCGGCAAATACACCTGAGGTTCTTTGGTCAAAAGTAGACAAGAAAGGGGAAGATGAATGCTGGCCTTGGTTGGGCTACAAAAATAAAGAAGGTTATGGGCGTGTGATGATAAAAGAATGGTCTTATTACGCTCACCGTGTTATTTTTAACCTAGCCAATCCCGGAATCATCAATCTAAAGGCTCCAAAATCTTCAGATGAAACAGGATTTTTGCTCCACTCTTGCGACAATCCGTGTTGCTGCAACCCCAAGCATTTGCGCGTTGGGACTCATGCAGATAACATGGCAGACAAAGCCGCAAAAGGAAGAAGTCCTGACTTTAGTGGAGACAAAGGGCCAAGAGCAAAGCTAACCATGACACAAGCAAGACAAGCCCGACAATTGAAAAAGGATGGCGCTTCAACCCGTGAATTAGCCATTCAATTCGGCCTTAGCCTGCCTTCAATGAAGACGTTGCTTGCTGGCAAATCTTATAAGGAAGAACCAGATGCCTGACTTCGGATTTGTGGGCCCGAGTTACGAAGCGCCCTCAATTTACCAGGACGCGCAAGAGTGCATCAATTTCTTCCCCGAGATTGATCCACTCAAGCAAGCTGGTGTGCGTGGCGTTGTAGCGCTTTATCCGACTCCCGGACTGATTGCTAAAGCGGTTCTGAACTATGGCGAAATCCGTGGTTTGCGTACTGTTTCTGGTGGGCAACAACTTGTGGCTGTTTCCGGGCCTTACGTCTATGTTTTGTCGTCTAATCTGACTCCCACAATTGTTGGATTTCTGAACACCTCTACCGGACGGGTTGGCATTACCGACAACGGAATCAACGTTTACATTGTTGATGGTGCTTATCGGTACACCTGGCGTATTTCGACCCCTGCTGCGGCGATTTTTCGAGGAAGTATCTCCGGCACTACCTTGACCGTTACGACCGTTTCTAGCGGCGCTTTAGCGGTTGGACAAGAGGTTTTTGGTGTTGGCATAGCTAACGAAACCGTCATTACAGCTTTGGGAACTGGCACTGGTGGCGCAGGGACATATACCGTTGGGATTTCCCAGACTGTGGCCGCTGAAGCAATGTCAACGGCTGCCGTTGGCGCGATTGTTACTGGATCAATTTCAGGCACGACTCTTACTGTGTCTGCCGTGACCTCTGGGACGATTTATGTTGGTCAGACAATTCAAGGTACAGGTGTAACGGCCAACACAATGGTGACAGCCCTTGTAACGGGAACTGGTGGAATTGGAACGTACACAGTTAGCACCTCTCAAACTGTTGGCTCAACAACTCTTTACGCACTTAATTTCACCCAGATTCCTTCCTCTGATGGCGCTTTTTCTGGCGCAAATACCGTTGACATTGTTGACAACTATTTCGTCTATAACAAGCCTCAAAGTCAGGAATGGGGTTCATCTGACTTTTTAAGTCCCGTTTCGCCTCAATTGTCTTACGGCCTAAAAGATGGCTCTCCCGATAATTTGGTTTCTCTCATTGTTGACCATCGTGAGATTTATTTGCTAGGTGAGAATTCGTCAGAAGTGTGGACGGATGTTGGTGCTGTTCCTTTCCCGTTCCAAAGAATTCCCGGGACTTCTACCCAACACGGTATTGCTTCTGTTTTTTCTGTGGCGCGTCTTGGTAACTCATTTGCTTATGTGTCCAGAAACATTCGCGGAGAAGGGCAAATCGTTCAGATGAACGGTTACACGCCGGTTCGTATCTCTACCCATGCGGTAGAAAACACATTGCAAAATCAATATATTGATGATGCGATTGCATGGACTTATCAGCTAGAAGGACACGAAATCTATGTGGTCAGTTTCCCGACTCTTGATCTGACCTGGTGTTATGACGTTGCCACTCAGATGTGGCACAAGTGGCTATGGGTGGATAGTGATAACGTCTATCACCGTCACCGCGGTAACTGCTCTGCGCTATTCCAAAACATCATTATCGTTGGCGACCATTCCAACGGGAAACTGTATGAACTGAGCAAAGAAGTCTACACAGATGATGGTAACGAGATTCGCCGTGTGCGCCGGGCTCCTCACCTAGTCTCCGATCTTCAGCGTCAATACTTTGATGAGTTTCAGATTCAATTCCAACCTGGTGTTGGGACTACTGGCCTGTCTACTCAGAACACCTCAAACTACATTGGCGATCCGTACTACATTTATCCTAGTGCGACTCTAAACGTTCCACCAAACGTGACTCTGTACATTGCCAACCAAAACGCAATCAATACGCAGGATGTAACAACCAATCCCAAGGCTATGCTGCGCTGGTCTAATGACGGTGGGTCTACCTGGTCGCATGAGTATTGGGTCAGTATTGGCGCTATGGGTAAGTACAAGAACCGAGCAATCTGGCGGCGTTTGGGTATGGCGCGGGATCGTATTTTTGAAGTGGTGGTGACTGATCCGGTCAACGCTGTAATCGTTTCTGCCAACCTCAAAGCCTCTGTCGGGGAAAACTGATGGCAACCAACAACATTGGTGACATCAACATCCCAAGAAGTCCATTCTTGGATGTAACCACTAACCGTCCCGCACGAGAGTGGTTGATGTATCTTTTGAAGTTGGGTAGCCTATTCTCTGGTTATCTGAAATACGGTGCTTTCTCAGACACCACCACCCAAACCGCCACGGCTAACACGGCGACTTTGATTACGTTTAACACGACTGACTACTCTAACGGGGTAACGGTCAGTAGCGGAAGTAATTTGGTCGTAGCAAACGCTGGCACATACAATATTCAGTTTAGCGTGCAGTTGGAAAATACTGATACTCAGCTTGATGACGTTTCCATTTGGCTTAGGGTAAATGGGGTAGATGTTGCGGGATCAACTGGCTACATCAGCGTTCCTAACTCTCATGGTGGGACGCCTGGTCACAGCGTCAATGGATGGAACTATTTTGTTCAGTTAAACGCTAATGATTACGTTCAACTTGTCTGGTCAACTGTTGCTGCAACAACAACCATCAAATACTATGCGCCAGCAACCACCCCGACCAGACCCGCAACAGCCTCTGTCATTGCGACTGTTAATCAAGTTACGCCATGAATAAAAAAATCTTAAAGGTTAAATCATGTCAACAAGCGTAACAACCGCACCGTTAGAGTATTTAAGTGCTGGAAAAGCGTTTCAAATGGCGGTTCCTCCATCGTCATTTTTGGGAACGATGATTAAGTTTGGCAGAAATTCTAATGGTCAAACTGTTTTCCAATATATTGATCCAGACAAAGTTTGGACTCAAAACGCTTATCAAAAACAAGCTAATGGAAGCTATAAATTAGATTCTAAGGGCAACTTAATTCCTATCTATAATGCTGATGGAACTCCTAAAGTTGAGGCCCAGACATTATCGGATGGCACTCCTATCACCAATAAAACATGGATGGATAGGGTTGAAAATTTTTATATTTCTCCTGATGGGCGTTCACTAAAAAGTAACTTAGGCCCCAATCAAAGGAATACTTCTGGTTATACATCAGATAGCAATTGGACTATTTCTGGCTCTGGTGATGCTGAACAAATAACTGGCAAATTTGCAAATGATTGGAGTTCTGGTATTTATACATCTCCTTTATTTGGAGTTGCAGATGTAGCATCA